TCCTCTACCACCTTCTCTGCGTGGCAACCAGAAATCTTCCAGCATTGACATATGTTTTTTATCATCACGAATTTCTCCAGTAGCAGCATCATAAACTAATTTGTTTCTATAACGAGCCATTGTCTCTCGTAAGTATTGCTCTGCTTTTACTTTAGGGAGATTACCTACATCAATATAAAAAATTCTTCTTTCTGGTGCTCGTGATAAACGATAGATAACCAAAGCATCTTCAATCATTCTAATTTGGTTGAGAGCTTTAATTGATTTATGTAAAAAACTCAGGACCATTTTTTTGTTTAAGTCTTGAATGCCAGATTGAACATAACTAATTGAATCGTTCGCTATCTTTACGCCACTAGAAATATTATTAGAATCAAAAGTAGATGACACAAATCCTTTCGGATTGTACATGTAGTATTCCACGTAATCGCCAAAATCATAAGAAAGAGCAGTGGCAACGCCACCTCGCTGAGTTGCCATCGCTGCCGCAATAGATTTTTGATCTTTGTTTTGAACTCTAACTTTTTTTATTTTTAACGGATCAATATATCTAAGTTCTGTAATTCCTGCTTTAGGATTATTAAGATCAATTACTTTATGATAATAAAGTCTTCCATCTACGTACCAAGTTCTAAAAATTTCGTGTGCTCTCGTATCAAAATGAAGAAGGCGAAGAATATATTGAAACTCTTCTCTAATTTTTTTCTTGATAGATTCACTTACATCTACATTAGTTAATTCTATAGAAACTGGGGTATCAGGTAAACTAGAATTAATTGCTTCATTAACAATTTCATCAATAGCAGAATCAACTTCTGGATGCATTGACATATCACGATAACGCCTAATGAGATCGAACTCATTACGAGCTATACCGTCCATATCTACATACGAACCAAAGTAACCACCTGCTACAGTAGTTACTCCATCATCAGCTGAAGGAGGAATTGGAGACTGTCCTTTTATTTCCTCCCCTTTGCTTCTAATAGAAAATCCAAATAGTTGACTCATATTTTATAATTCATTCACTATATTTATATATTACGCTATTGTCTTATTGCTTGCTCCAGTAGCAGCGGGAGTACCATTTGTTTCTATCGTCCAGTATTGTAATTGAAACTCAACTGTGAAATCTTCAATTTGGTCATTGCTGTCGTAAGCAAGATCAATTTGAGAAACGTTAGTAGGGAAACAACCCCAGAGTTTGTATTGTCTAAGAACACTTCCTCCAGCTTGAGTATCTCTTTCTAGTTGTTGTACGATAATGTCAGCAGTATATCCAGCAGTTGTATTTGGAACAATGAGTTCGGCAGTATTACCTTCGTGAGCATTCATAGCTCTCATCCATCTTTCCATAGCATGACGAACTTTAAAATCTCTATCATTAATAAAAGTAGCAGTCCAAGTATCGAAAGTTCTATCTCCAGCTATTTTAACTGTTCTTCCTCTAAATGGAACTTCAATAACACCTAAATTTGATGCTGGCAGAGCAGCAGATTTACACATGAGATTAACTAAATCAATATCGTTTCCTGTTGGTTTATCTGGTCCGTTGGTTGGAAAGTTAATTGTTGCTAAGAACAGGTTGGGGCGTACACCCTGATTAACTTTTCCTAAAAATGAACTTACGCTACTAGTGATTGCCATTGTTTTTTACCTTTGATAATTTTTAAAAAATGAATTAACGACCTGTTACTTCAGAAAAACTCACACCAGATCTGGTAGCAACAAAAGTAATTGTAATAAAATTAATTGAACGATTTGGTTTTACATAAATTTCAGCGACAAATTCATTTCTGTCAATTACGTCTGCTGTGTTATTTGTGTCATCACAAATAACTAAGTAATCAGAAACTCCTCTTTTTGATTGAATTTCTGAAAGAAAAGAATTTGCTGCTGAAGAGAAAGATGAACGAGTTGTAGTATCATTTAATTCAAACAATACTGTTCTTGCGAGTTGTCCAATCTGTCTTTCCATCGCAAGGAAAAGACGACGAACGTTAATACGATCAAAAGCACTTGGAGTACCGAGAGCAGTTTTGTCTCCAAAAAGAACAATTCCTTGTCCTGGAAAAGAAGTAATTGGATTAATTCTTTTTTGGTATAATTTATCTCTGTCAGTTTTTGAAGGAACATACGCAAGTTTAACTGCGTTTTTAATATTTCCTCTGCTCAATCCAGCTGGTGATATCCAATCTTCTGCGTCAAGTGATGTTTGTACACACAATCCAGCAATATCACCACAACATGGAATGTAACGATAAGTATCGTTATACTTATCATAAACGTATTTGTATCCACTATCTAGAACAGCATACGAACTACTGCCGATAGAATTAAAGAAAGTAATAATATCGTCTCGTTGTGCTGTAGGTGAAGATAATGTTACAAATCCGTTGTGGGGGGAAACAAAAGCTATACAATCTTTTCTGGTTGAAGCAATATCAATTGCTTTTTGTGCTTTTGTTATTTGATCTACTTCAATAGCAAGACTTCCTCCAGTTAATATAAAATCAACTACTAATTCTTCTGTGTCAGCAAAAAGATCAAACGCACTAGTAATTGTAGATACGTTAGTTGTGTAAGCATCAACTCCTGCGCTTAAGGATGATGTGGAGTTACCAGCAGAAGGAACAACTGTACCAGCATAAACATATGCTGATTTTGAAGAAATTACATTCGCATAATAACGAGAAGCACCTTGCTCATCTTTAGCATTAGATAAACGAGAAACATATAAGAATGTTTCTAAAATTTGGTTATCGCTATCTAAAATAACGATGTGTAAATCATTTGATCCACCTGGATCTCCAGCAACTGTAGTCCATTTAACTGAACCATATAAATTTTCGTTATCGTAAGTTGCTACTCCGCCATCAATAGACACTATCTTAATTCCATTTGACCAAGTACCAGCAGTACGAGCAGCAAACTTCCAAGCATATCCAGAATAATTTGATTCGTACTGGGTAAATGATTTGATAAGTGGGGCAGTAACTCCAGCTACTGTAACAACAGGATATACTGTAGATAAAGTAGTTGTGGTGGCAGTAGCAGCAAATGTAAGTAAAGTAGCAGTAATTGTTGCTCCTGGTTGTGCTGCAGCAGTTGTACCGAGTTGTGCTCTAGTTACTACAACTTGATTACCATCAACCGCTGTGACTAAAACAATTTCGTTTGCTGAATTGTTTCCAACACCAGAGTTTGTTAATCTAAAGTAAGAACCAACAGTAAACCCAGAAGCACTAGTTAAATCAATAATTGTTTCTGAAGCATCAATTGTTTCGTTAACTACTGTAGTAGTTGCTGAGTTGGCATATGACCACTTAGTAACTGATGCTGCGTTAGCGTGATCTGTAGTAACTGAACCTAGTTGTGCTCTGGTAACTGCTAGAGAGTTTGCTCCGCCAAGTGTCACAACTCCTACTAAAAAATATTCGTTATCAACTTTAACATAATCGCCAGATACGAATCCAGTCGCGTTGACAACATTAAGTTTAGTAATATCGGTTGAAGAAGCACCGACATCCGAGACAGCATTCTTAAGAGTAGAATCATCGATTCTAACTATTTGGAGTTGTCCACTGTAAGAAAGATAAGTTGAAGCAGTAAACCAATCTTCGTAATTATTTGCGTTAGGAGCTCCAAATGTTTCCAATAGCTCTCTTTCTGTGGCAATATTTGTAATTGTTCCCACTGGTCCTTTTACAAAACTACCAACTAATGCCGCAGTATTTGCTTGCGTATTGATAATAGTTTGCCCAGTTAAATCACGTTCTTTTAGAACAATTCCAGGTGATACTTGACCTGCCATGTGTTTTTCCTCGTGAAAATTGAATCATTTTTTATCTAAAAGTATTTATGAAAATGCTTATTTCGGATCGAGGTTTTATGCATGAATAATACATGAATCAATTACCAGTTGGGATAATGCCATTCTACAATTTGTTTTTTAGATTTAACTACTCTTTTATTTGTACATTCTTTACATTCATATGCATATGAGGAAGGTAGATGTCTTTTCGCTTTACGAATCAAATAAAAATCTGATAACAAATCTTTAATTATATTACAAGATCTACATTCTCTTTCTTTAAATAATAAATGCTGTAATGAAAATTGATCTTCAATATCCATTAGTACCCTAACATATACTCCACATCAGCATATGGATTTCCATATCCGTCAGTGTACCAAATGTTTCCATCTTCATCTATAAAATTTTCTTCTGCGTCTGCAATACCGTCAGACAAAAATCCAAAAGGAGCCATATCTTGTTCTATCTG